TTCCTTTGGGCATTTGGTTTTTCAAAGATAAAAAAAAGTTTTTTTCTGTCATTTAGTGCTTGACCTTTATGGGATTATGTGGGATAACAATTATATAATTTATTATAACGAGAGGATAATAATATGGAAGCAGTAATAATACCACAAGACCAACAATGGTTTTTAAGTGGGTTGTATGTTCTTGAAACAATAGTAGATGAACAAGAAGAAACAACCGAATATGTTAAACAAAATTTTAAGGATATATCAAAGAATGATGGATAAAATTAATAAAAAATTTTTTCATGTCAATGAATTAAAAAAAGGAATGATGAATTGTAAGGACAATGAAAAAAAGAAAAAACTGATCATTGAACTAACTCATCAAATCATATCATTAAACATGGAATTAGCATTACTTTATAGTGAATTAGATAAAGGTGTTGATTTTATAAATGATTGGGAAAAGATGGTTGATTACTATCAAATGTCAAAGGAAGAGTTTTTAAAATCTTATTCTTATCTTTCAGAAAAAGATTACGAGGCTACTGATGATAGAGTCGTAAGAGAAGGTCTACGTTTAGAAGATGTAACAAATGTAGGTGTAAATTGTAAACCAATTAAAAAGGATCATAAAAATGAAAGCTATTTTAATTAATCCCGAAAAAGAAAATATCTCCGTTGTCGAGCATGACGGAGATATTTCTTGCTTGTATAAACTTTTAAATTGCAAAACTATTGAAGCAGTTTATCCGTTTGCTCCTCAGAAATTAGGATCAAACGATATCATATATATAGATGAAGAAGGGTTACTAAAAGATAGTAATTTTTCTTTTAGTATTTTAACTGACGATAAAAAAGAACTTCCTTTATTTGGTAATGGAATAGTTGTTGGAACTGATGACGAAGGCAACGATATTGCTTGTCAATCAATTTTATCAGATATCGAAAGAAGAGTGACTTTCAGAGGTAAGGTTCATATTGAGAATGATGGGCAAGGTTTTAATATAACTCCTTGGCATATCTATCAAAATAATCTTGACGAGATAAAGTTGCTTTTAGAAAAACTCAGAACTGAAGGGAGTGCTTAATGCCAAAATTTTATGAATGTTGTCTTTGTGATGGTCTCATAGATCATCACAAAAATGAGAAGGGCGAAACTTATTGGACAAGAGGGCATAATGCTCAACCAATTAAAGAAGGGCAATGTTGTGATTGGTGCAATACTAATGTTGTCTTACCAAAGAGATTTGAAAACATAATGAGAGGAAACTTCAATGAAGAAAATGCACAAAGCTAAACAACGATCTAACCAACATAAACGAAAGCATAATCCAAAATCAACACACAGATGGGGGGTTATCTTGGGTAAGAAAAGTGGGGGTAAGCAATTTCAAAAAAGCATATTCTCAAAATCAAAAAACAACCCATACGAAACATTGAATGTGTAGCAGTTGTCAAAGTAGTACACGGATCATTCGTGTACTATCTTGAAAATTGCAACAACAAACGAAAGGAAAAGATATGCAGATTTCAAAACTAGAGGTAAAAAATATCTCACACTATGCGAGGGGTTCAGAAGAAACTCCTTGTTATAATGCCACAGTATATATCAATGGCAAAAAAGCAGTTGAAGTATCTAATGAGGGACAAGGTGGAAGTGATAGACAACACACCTATCCCGAAAGTGATTTTAGACTTCAAGACATTGATAAATGGTGCGTTGAAAAGTTTGGTCAAGAGACTTGGGAGCATGGTGGCAAAACCTATTCCATAGACTTAGACTTGGAGCATTATTGCCACCAAGAATTATACAATTGGCTTGATCGAAAAGAACTAAAGAAAGAGTTAAAAGGCAAGTATATTTGTTTTGATGAAGCAAAAAAAGAAATGTTTGCTTTTGGAAAACTTAAATACAAAACTGAAAACCAAGATGTCGTTATGAAAAATCTATTGAAGAAAAGACACCCAACATCAAAGTGTTTGAACTTTGTAGACTTTGAAGAGGCACTTAATATATGGAAGGAGTTTGCATAATGCCAATGACTATTAAAGAATGGAAAGAAGCAGAGGTCAAAGGCTATGACGTTTTCCTCGAAACTGGAGTTTCAATTAGAGGTTTCAACAAGTGGAACAAGAAAGCTAGAGATGCGGCAATAGCAAAATTTATTGAGATCTTAAAAGCAGATGAAGTAGACTTTGATTATCATGAAAGTAAAATGGAGGACTAAATGGAAGAAATCAGACCAAGCTCTTTGGAGTTAGCAAAGGCTTTAGAAAATTTTATTTACAATGAACTTGATGTAATTACGGAGAGTGATTGGTTTCAAGAAAAAATAACAACAAAAGTGAATCAAATTTTGGATCACGAGACAGACAAGACAATGAAGAAATTAGGATTGGAGGACTAATGGGCGAGTATGAATGTTGTGATTGCTTACAGACCTTTTGGTGTGATGAACCACCCGAAGGTCGTGAGGTTTGTGATGAATGTATTGAAGCAGAAAAAAAAGAAAGGGAAAATTATGGGTAGATATTACAATGGAGATATTGACGGCAAATTTTGGTTTGCCGTTCAATCAAGCAATGATGCCGATTTCTTCGGAGTAGAAGGGGAGTCTTCTTATTTAAATTATTATTTTAATGAAGATGATAAAAAAAATGTTCATAAAGGTATTCTTGAGTGTGATAGACACTTGGGTAAATACAAAAAACTTTTAGATGACTTTTTTGATAATCGTGAAGGCTATAACAACAAGATGTTAATTGAATATCTTGATGAAAAGGCACACCCTACAAAACATACTGAACAAGGAATTAAGTATTACTTGGAATGGTATGCGAGAATAGATCTTGGTAAAAAGATTTATACTTGCATACTTGAAAAAGGCGAATGTAGCTTTGAGGCAGAATTATAATGCTTAGACATTTAGATTTATGTAGTGGTATTGGTGGCTTTGCCGTGGGTTTTTCCATGGCAAAGTTATCCGAGCCTATCGCTTTTTGCGACACAGACAAGTTTTGTCAGAAGGTTCTTGCTAAAAACTTTCCAGGAATTCCAATCTATGATGATGTAAAGGAGATCGCAGATGACCCAACAAGATTTATTTCAGAACGACCAGATATCCTCACCTCTGGATATCCATGCCAACCCTTCTCAACAAGTGGTAAAAGGGGAGGCACAGAAGACCCTCGCCACATCTTTCCGTACTTGCATAAACTTATTGAACAAATCAGACCCACTTATTGTGTTTTCGAAAATGTTTATGGACACCTCTCATTGGGACTTGACGAGGTATTGTTTGCAATGGAAAGCCTCAACTACCACACGAGGACATTTGTATTTCCGTCTAGTGCAATCGGAGCAAGACACAAAAGGGACAGACTTTGGATCATCTGTCGAAACTTGGGCGACCCCTACGACTATGGATTCCCTACCTCCGAGAAGTGCAGAAGCTACCAAGAAGATGCAAGAGGGACACAGAAAAGGTCGCAAAAGACCGAGCAACTTGAGAGAACAAGTGGATCCCAAGACAATGGCAATGTATCCGACCCCTACGACCAAGGGTTTTGGACACGCCTCGGAGGGACAGACAATGATCTTCAGAAAGAAAGTGGAGAGAGGGGAACTAACGGAAGCAGAAGCACAAGCCATGATGAACGGAGTGACCTTGAGACCACCACGAATGAAAGAATGGAATTTTCCAACTCCGACTTCAAGTCTGAAGAAACACAGTTACAACGGAAACAAGGACTTTTGGGAGAACCGAGTAGAGAAGGGGAGACAAATGGACTTGGGTATGAAAATGTATCAAACGGAAGGAGACGGAAGATTGAATTGCGATTGGACGGAGTGGTTGATGGGTTATCCTATTGGTTGGACGAGCCTAGAGGAGTCCCAAGAATAGTTGTGGATCAAAAAGACAGAGCCAACAGACTAAAAGCATTAGGTAATGCAATCGTTCCACAAAATGCAAAGTTAATTGGATTAGCAATCAAGAAGGAGATTGAAAATGAAAAGTAATGAATTAGAGTTAATCAAAAATCTTTTAGATAACTATGCCGAAATTGTGTTTGATAACGTACACGAGCATAGTAGGCAA